GGCCGCACTCTATACGATTGACGAACTTGGAGAGACGCTTGGCAAGATAGCAAACGCCAGGGCAAAGGGGACAGCGGCATACCTCGAGGGAATTATTGGTACTCTTATGTCTCTTTACTCGAAAGCGAATAGCTTTGCCATGATAACGGGCGACCTCAAAGAAGAGATACGCCAGTCATTAACCAAGGAGCTTGCCGGCGTTCAGAAAAGAGTAGACGGGAATGAGCCTTTTGACGGCGATGAAATGAAACTTGAGTCCCTGAAAAGGCAGGTCGGAAATGTAGATAAAGGCATTGAAAAGCCATATCTGTGCATCTTTGGGCTAACCACCCCGGAGCGATTTAGCGACCTTATGGATTTCGACATGGCAACAAACGGCTTTATGGGGCGGTCGTTAATATTTAGGGAGCGTGAAGACAATCCGAAAAGCAAACCGCGAAACAAGATACAAAAAGACCCTATACCAAACGACATAGCAGCTACGTTAATGCAGCTTTACGCGCCGGGACACTCTGAATTGTTCGAGCGAGTGGAGTGCGTAGGCGAACAAGTGGACGTGCCGACAAGGGATGATGCAAGGGAGAAGCTCGACGAGATAGAGCACGCATTTTATGAGATGGCAGAGAAGGCAAAAAACCAGACCGGCCTAACCGCAATTCCCCGGCGCGGGTATGAGCAGGTTGCCAAGGTATCGATGATCTTATCGATCCCAGGCGGTCTTCGAACGGTAGAGCATGTTATGTGGGCCTACGCACTCGTTAAGCGTGACGTTGACGAGAAGATGAAACTGGCTTACTCAAACAGCGCAACCGATAAGCAGGACGCACTTGCAAGCATGGTAATGAGCCACGTTACTGACGAGCACGGCGAGACGATTGGCCGGCTTAGAAGTAAGTGCAGGAGCTACCGGAAAGAGGATGTGGATAAGGTGGTGGATAAGCTTGTTGAAAACAGTTTTTTACGGTTTGAAGAGACGAGCGCCGGGAAGGGTAGGACTACAAAAAAATACTTTGCTGTTAGTGTTTGACAACGTGCCGTATTCGATTGTATAGTGTTTGTGAGCTGCAACCTGTAGCAGCCAATTAAACCCAATGAGGAAGATCATTATGAGCAGCATCCTTTCACTGGCTAAAAAGCCAGAAAACCGCCCCATAATTTGCACCATCACAGGTGACGCCGGTATTGGTAAAACCCGATTAGCTGGCACATTCCCAAGCCCTGTATTTATTCGCTCAGAGGATGGTATGCAATCCATACCCGAAGCTGACCGGCCTGAAGCGTTCCCTATTGTTCAAGACCCCAAAGCCTTATGGGATCAGTTAACCTCGCTTATTAATGAAGATCACCAGTGGAAAACTGTTGTGATTGATTCCATTACTGCATTAGAGCGCCTATTTATACAGCACGTTGTTGAAAGCGACCCTAAAAAGCCGCGCAGCATCAACCAAGCTCTAGGGGGGTATGGTGCCGGGTTGTCTGCGGTTGCCGCCATGCACCAGCGTGTAAGGAAAGCAGCGGGCATGTTAAGCGCCAAGGGTATCCACGTTGTATTCATCGCTCATGCCGATACCGTCAACATTGAGCTACCAGATCAAGATCCGTACACCCGCTATGATCTGCGCCTTGGTAAGCGAAGCACTGCGCCTTATGTGGATGATGTTGACCTAGTTGGTTACTTGAAGCTTGAGACATTTACCACAGGCGACGGAGAGCGAAAGAAGGCAATTTCTGACGGCACCAGGGTTCTGATTACGTACACGACTGCGGCCAACATATCCAAAAACCGATACGGGATAACGGACGAACTGGCAGTGCCAGAAGGCACAAACCCATTGATTGAATTTGTACCAACACTGAAAGGAGAAGTGAAATGAGCTTTTTTAACTTTGATGAGAAGATCGACGGAAGCTTTGAATCAGGCGGCGGAAACTTCGAGCCGATCCCTGCAAAAACTCAAGTCTTGGCAGCGCCTGACGAGGCCAAATGGGACGAGTACGAAGGCGACAAGTTCATCAGCCTACGTTGGTCTATCATCGCGCCAAAGGAATACAAGGGCCGTAAGTTGTTCCACAAGGTTCGCGTCCTTGATAACGACCCGCGCAAGGCAGACAAGGCCAAGCGTATGCTTGCGGCCATTGATGCGAACGCCGGCGGGAAGCTTATGAAGTCGAACGAAGAGCCAACGGATAAGAGCCTAACAATGTCGCTTGTGAACAAGCCGATGGTTCTTATGTTGCAGGTTTGGGAGATGACCGGCAGCGATGGTCAGCCACGGTCTGGCAACTGGGTTAGCGCTGTGAGTCCGCGCAAGGGAAGCGAGCCGGTTGAGGATGTAGCGGTAGAGCCTGAGCCGGTTGCGGAAGATGACAGCTTCGAGGATGACGTTCCTTTTTAGATCATCAGGGCGCTTCGTGCGCCCACTTTTTTAACCCAATGAGGTTTTGTTATGGAAGATCAAAGAACGCAGGCTTGGTTTAACAAGCGAAAAGGTCGGGTAACGGGTTCCAATGTGGGCGCGATACTTGGCATGAACCAGTACAAAACAGCCAACGACGTAATGCGGGAAATGGTACGCACCTGGCATAGCGCAGAACGAGAGTTTCAGGGAAATTCAGCTACGGAGTGGGGCACGTTTAACGAAGCCGGCGCGATAGCAGAATACCAGATGGAAACAGGAAACGAGGTCACAGAAACAGGTTTCCATATTCACCCTGAGCATGAATGGCTTGGCGCAAGCCCTGACGGATTGGTGAGCGATAGCGGGTTGATAGAGATTAAGGCGCCATACGGGCAAAGGAACAAGAATCCGCCAGCGTTCAAGCCACTGGAACAGCAAGAACATTACGCCGCCCAGGTTCACATCCAACTCTACTGCACAGGCCGGAAGTGGTGCGACTTCTACCAGTGGTCTCCAAACGGCACAAAGTTAGAGCGCGTTGATATTGACCATGAGTTTTTGGAGTGGGCTATTCCAAAGCTGAAAGAATTTTATGATCTTTTCCTGACCGAGATCGACAACAAAGATCACCTTGAGCCAAAGCGGAAAGTCATAAATTCAGCCATGGCCGGGAAGCTAACCGATGAATATGATGAGCTAACCGAAGCTATTGATCGGGCTACGCAAAGAAAAAAAGAGATCCTGGACAGCCTGATTTTGTTAGCAGGTGAAAAGAACGCAGACATATGCGGCAAGAAATTGACGCTTGTTGATCGTGTTGGGTCTGTTTCTTATGCCAAGCTCGTCAAAGATAAGATGCCGGATGTTGATTTGGAACCTTACCGGGGGAAGGGTAGTCAGCACTGGAGGTTTAGCTGATGAAAAAAATAACAAAGAAGTGGCGCACTGAAAAAGCCAGAGAGATCATTGACAGGAATGTGATTGGCGTACATTTTTGCGAATATGATCTCGAAGAGTTTTCAGAAGTCTGCCAAGTAGAAATAGACGGCGCTGTGAGAATGATAAACCCTCAATTCTATAGTGACCCTCGACACCTTCACACCCTTATAGATGGAGAATGGGACGCTAGAAGCTGGCGTAAGTTTATCACCGCCCTAACGCCAGAGCAGGAAGCAAAGCGGGTAATGCGAAACGCTGTATGGTCTGACCTTAAAGACTTCAGGGATGCAATGGAGCCGAGTGAGTGCGCGATCTGTGAAACAGAAGAAAACCTAACAACAGACCATGTTGCGCCTCCATTCGACGATATAGCCTTGGATTTCTTTTCATGTTACGGCGTCCCTAAAGTTGTCGGGCACTCAGATAAAAGCATTGTGGTAAACATATTTGAAGATGGCCAGCTTGAGGGAAAGTGGATTCATTTTCATGCTGAGCGTGCCGTTTATCAGATCCTTTGTAGATCATGCAATGCTAGGAAGGGCAAGAGATGATAACCAAAAACCTGCGCCCCTACCAAGTAGAGGCATTCGATGCGGTCATGGACTGGGTGCGCCAGTCTATCGACCCCTGTCTATTGGAGGCCGCCACCGGTAGCGGGAAGAGCTGGATCATTGCCGCCATCGCCGAGCGATTGCAAGAGATAAGCGGGGGCAAGCATGTTCTATGCCTAGCCCCAAATGCTGACCTTGTTAAGCAAAACAGAGAGAAGTATTTGACCACTGGCGAGCCTGCGAGCGTGTTCAGCGCATCCGCCGGCGGGCGATGCCTAAGACATCCGGTTGTGTTTGGTACACCTGGAACCGTAGTGGGAAACATTCAAGCGTTCAGCTCTAGGTTCTGCGCAGTGGTTATAGATGAATGCCATGGGATTACCCCGACCATAAAAAGAATTATCGAAGGTATGCGTGAGGGCAACCCTTACTTGCGGGTGATAGGCTTATCTGCAACGCCTTATAGGCTTGGCGAAGGCTATGTTTATCAGGTTGACGAACGCGGAAAATTGAATGGTGACGGATGCTGTAAAGATCCGTACTTCACAAAAAAGGTTCACACAGTACCGGCTGGCATGCTTATTGAACAGGGCTATTTAACCAAGCCCGTCAT